GACGGCGCACCCGATATTAAAATCCAGGTGTCTGCAAATATCAATAGGCTCAACCAAGCATTTCTCACGCAGCCAAGAGTAATGAGACGGATGGTTTACTTGCTCCGATTCTTTCTTGATACGCTCGCACTCTTTTTTAGCGATAGGAAGGATTTCGCCATATTGCATAATATCTTTCAATAAGATGTAAATCTTGTCAACTTCACTATCTATCAGCTTGCACTCACAATCGACTTTTCTTTTATCTACAATTTCAAGGTCAAGGCACACCATGTTAGGTCGTACTCTACCGTCTTCCAAGTATGTCACTGTTACTTGTTCGTCCGCTCTGCAAATCCTAAATTTAAGACCTACCTTAATATCTTTTTCTTCAATCATAATCCTTATTTTTTATAATTCTATCAATATTTTCTTTTGGGATTTTCTTTAATTCTAAGAAGTTCGCTACAGAGAGGTTCTTAATAATATGAAACTTGCTCAAATCAACATCATAAGAAATAGCTATATCGTATGGTAAATAATTCCACCCATTTTTCATTTTCAGCGTTACAAGAAACCAATCTGAATTAACGTATGTTTTCTTCTCGATATATCCGCATACCATGTGGCGAGCCTGAAATACACTCTTTCTGAAATCGTCAGGCATCTCCTCTTTGGGGATTAATTTGAGGAAAAACGAAATTAGGGCGACAAACACACGTCCTTCTTGTATCTTTTTTCTTGCCATACTCTATTCCTCCTTGTCTTTAATCTCTATGTAATCACCCTGCCCAAGGCGTGCTTTGTTAATGCAGGACGCTATCCAACCCATCAAGTACGCACTGGCCTCTCCGCCGTGCTCCATGTCGATAGCCTCTTCTATGGCATCGCAGACGTGGCTCGCCTCGTGGCAGCACACACTCATCGTCATGTCTCTGGTGCAGTGGAAGGACGCAAGCACACCGAAGATGTTGTCTGACTTTCTTGATACTCCATCGGTATATACGACCCCGTTATACCCTTCTTTCGGAGGCTCGCAACCGTCAAACTCAGCTTCTATGACCTCCGCCAAGTCATATCCTATATGGACCCACAGCCTTTGCGGGTAGATACCGTTCTTGTACTCGTAATATCCTCGTTTCTTCATATCCTCAACTATTTAATACGTTTTATGTTCGTGATTTCTATTGGAGCAATAGACTTGATTACGTGATAACCATTTTTGTCAGTATAGTCAACGTAATTCCGTCCACGACCTATTTTGACTTCTGAAAGTCTGCAAACGCTTACATTTATCGTTTTCGGTTTATCTGGATAATGAATGACAATGGTTGCGGTGTACCAATGTGTATCATCGTCAACAATATAACCTTTTTTAAACATATCGCTCTGCCAAACCGTTACGACCAAAAACATAGACGCTACAATCCCTATAAGGCTGAATGTTATTTCCACACTCCAATCTCTACACCATTTTTTGAAATTCTTCATATCCTCAACTATTAATGTTTATGTAAAACAGAACGTGTGGGCTTCGATTCCCACTATATCTCTTCTCTCGCTTCTGCGATACGGATACACAGCAACTCGCCTCGCTCGGTATGCCATCACTGCTTTTTAGCAGTGCTACCCTCTACGTTCTGTATGTAACCTACCTATATGCCATTTAGAGCATAAGTTGCACACGTAAGGTCGGTATCCAACCTCCTTCAACCTTGGATTTTGGTTAAGGAACTCCCAAGCCTCATCCTCGGTCTCGTATGCCACCTTCGCCTTCCAAGAATGGCTCTTCTTAGTCCAGTGTTCGGGGTCTGGCTTGAAAGGTGGTATCTTGTTGTTGTAACGTCTGCTCATAGGCTTTCTCGAATTTATCAATCAACGGACTGACGCTTTGCCAGATCGGGTCATTCTCGATAGCGTTGCGAAGTTCGTCCGGAATGTATCTCTTAAACATAATCTACAAACATTTGAATGCTACGCTGTTCAACGTCTTGTTCACGGCAATCTCCCTGTCGCTGCACATCTGGCGCATACACTCCAGGGCATCATCACGTAGGACTGCCATTATCTCGCTCATGGAGGCAGAGGAGGGTACTACGTTCTTCGCCTCCTTGCCATCGACAACCCTTTGGATTATCGACTTGATGTATTCCTTGTCAATCATCCTCCTTGATAAATGTGTCAGGCTCCTTCTCGTCCTCCTCGCCGGCAGGGGCTACGTCGCCGATGAGTATGTGCTCCTTCAGGTCAGGCTCCGTGACACCGTAAACCTTGTATATCATTCCCTCTGACGCTCTCTTCCTCAAAAAGCCGCACCTGTCGAACATGTTCCTGCCAAAGAACTGCTTCGTAGGAATCTCGGTCTCCTCCAGTCCGTTGTCACGGCAGAACGTAACGAGAGAGTCGTATAGCAGAGAGGACTTGAACCAGTTGAACACCTCGTTCTTCGCCGCGGCATCAGAGCGCAGCCCGTAAGCCCTAATCCACGCCAACAGCGGCTGGCTCCCGAGAAGGGACAGAAGCAACTGTTTCTTGCTGCCCTCCGCGGCAGGAAAACGGTACTTCCTCTTCCTAAGCTCCTGCGCCCCACGCATGACCCAGTTGAACACGCCGCTAAGCTCGTACCTGATAATCTTGCTCGCAAGCTCCGGATCCTGCCTGTCCTTCGGTATCGTCACGTCGAAGCTCACGTACTGCAATCGCCTGATGAAGCCGAGCGACGCGTCGTCCGGGAACGGAAGCTCGTTCAAGTTGAATATGAGGTAGGGAATGGCGTTCGCCTCCAGCACGTTCTTGCCAAGCTCACGCATGGGGACGGGCTCACCGCTCACCAACCTCTTGAACATGCCGGTGTTCTTCCTGCCGAACTTCTTCGGGTCGGAGTCGGAAGACCAGTTGAAGATGGCGTTCCTGATAGGGAACCTTCCCCTCATGCCCTCATCTCCGTCGGCGGTCAGGTCCGCGTAGTCCATCTTGCTGATCCTGTCGCTTCCGAACAGGTTGCAGGCCACGTCGAACACGACGCTCTTTCCGTTGGCACCTGCGCCGACGAGCAACAGGCACAGCTCGATTTTCGAGGACTCCTTTCCGTTGTACGGGTTGTACGCCGTCCCCCTCTGAACAAGTCCGAGGCCAAGGAACATCTGGAGTATCATCCTGGAAGTCCTGTCCGGGAGAACCTCGTGCAGGAAGTTGGACCACCTGTCGCACTTCGCCTTGGGGTTGTAGTCGTAAGGGTGGTAGTACGTGACGTGGTAATCGGGAGAGAAAGGCATGACCTTCGGGTACTGCAACCCGGAGCCGAAGTCAACCACGCCGTTGTTGAACGCCACGATGTCGAAGGAAGGACGCAGCGGGTTGCACAGGCGGATTGTCTTCATGAACACCTCGTTGCGGATGTTCAGCCTGTTCATCATCGGGGCAATCTGGAAGTCCTCCATGAGCTGCTGGTAGGCCACCTCTATTATGTCCTCGTCGCACACCTCGTAAACCCTGCCGTTGAACATGTAGTACGAACCCTTGTAGTACTTGACAGGACAGTTCTTCGCAAGAAGGCGCATCCCCCTACAGAACATGGCCTGCTTCTCGCCGAAGCTCCTGCTGCCGGAGTTGCCCCAGTCAGTACGCAAAGCCTCCAGTCCGTACTCAGACCTCTTGGAAAGGTCGAGCAGGAACGTGTGCAGCTTGTTTATGTAAAAATCGTTGTCTTGCATACAGTTATATATCTATAAATACGTTATAATGTAGGACCGTGCAGGATTATGCTATCCAGTGATGGATGCGAGAAGAGGGGCAGTGTGCCCAAAATCCCCATAAACACTGGGGTTCGCGTGGGCAGTGCAGGTTCAAATCGCCCCTATCACGCACACCTGCGTATCCGAATGCAAAGATATAAAAAAAATCGTATATTCATACATTATATACGATAAATACTTGTATATTTATACACTTTTAACATACAGAAAGTGTGGAATACAACTACATTTAATATTTATGCAAAGATGGCTATTCAATAAGGTAGGATAAACCGTGAAACAATCGCTACTTCGATTATGTATATATATTCATTTCGATAGCTTGGTAAAAAATCTTTATATAAACCTCGAAAAATCGGAAGAAAAAATTTTTAGGAGAGGTGACTAGGCGCTGGATTTTTGGCTCCTTAGGGGGTGTGGTGGTGTCTTTTGAAAAAATAGGACAAAATAAGAAAGTTTATATTGTATAATATTTCCGTGAAACACTATTTTTGTTCCACAAATGTTAATAAATGTTAATCTGTTTATAGTTTTTGT